GTCAATAAGGATTTAATGTGACAACTACTTATTCACCTTCGCTAAAGCTGTCCCTGCTTGGTACTGGAGACCAATCGGGTACATGGGGTACGACCACTAATAACAACCTAGGAACCCTCCTAGAACAGGCTATAACGGGCGTAGCAGCGATTTCTTTGGCTGGCATAAGCTCTTATACCCTAACCAATTTAAACGGTGTATCAGATGATGCCCGTAATATGTGCCTTATTTTCTCTGGCACTCCTTCCGCTGCTCCNACTATTACCGCCCCAGCACAGAATAAGCTTTATGTAGTNGTNAATAATACGACACAAAACCTGACAATGGTGGCTTCTGGTGGCGCAGTATCTTTAGTTGTTCCAGCTTTGACTACAGCCCAATGTTACTGCGATGCAGCTAACGTCAGCGGGAATGGTATTGGATTCTATTCAGCACAGACTACCGCAGCAGGAAACTGGAACGTAGGCGGTAATTTAACCGTGGCGGGAACAGCTACCATTACTGGCGAAATATTTGGCGCAATCAGTAATTTATATGGCGGAACAGCTTTAGCATTACCATATCAATCCGCTCCCAATACAACAACTTTCACGCCCGCAGCTTCTTTAACTGGCACTGCTTTGGTGTATAATGGCACAGGATTTGTATGGAGTACAGTAGCCTCTGCGGTTGCATCGGGCGCTATTTATGAAAATACACAGAACATTACTCAAACATACACTATGACAACAGGAAATAATGGCGAGTCAGTCGGACCAATTACGGTGGCAAGTGGGGTTTCTGTACAAATTCCTAGTGGCTCTAGATGGGTTATTTTATAGTGTTTTATACATACGCACATTATTCACCAAAGGGAGACCTTTTCTATATTGGAAAAGGAACTGGAGACCGTGCGTTTTCCTTTTCAGATAGAAGTCACGATTGGAAAAGGGCGGTCAAACAAAATAAAGGTGTTCAAATAGAGATTTTGGCTAATTGGGACACTGAAGAAGAAGCATACGACCATGAAAAGCTATTGGTTGATTGTTTTACTGAAATGGGTAGTAAATTGGTTAATAAAACCAAAGGTGGTAAAGGAGCTTATGGAGTCGTTTATTCTGAAGAAAGAAAACGAAAATTAAGTGAACGGTTTATGGGTTTTAAGCATAAAATAGTAACTTGTCCACATTGTGGAACTAGCGGTGGAAATACCTCAATTTATAGATGGCATTTTAAAAATTGCACTGGAGCAAAAGGCAAACATAAAGCTAGAGTTACTATTGACGGCAAAAGAATATACTTAGGTTACTTTTTAACAAAAGATGAGGCTACACAAGCTATGATTGAATATTACAAATCAGCAGGCAAACCATTGCCTAAAGAATTTATTAGACATAGAGGAGTAGCCAAATGAGCAGCATAGTCATCTCTGGGGATTCGTCAGGAAGCATAACACTAGCCGCACCTAGCGTAGCTGGCACTAATACTATTACTTTGCCAGCCGCATCAGGGGTTTGCATGGTTAGCGGTAATATGCCAGCGTTTAGCGTTTATTTATCAACAAACCAAACTGTATCTTCAAATACAGCAACAAAAGTTGCTTTTGACACAAAAGAATTTGATACAAATACAAACTTTAATACTTCTACATATAGATTTACACCAACTGTAGCTGGTTATTATCAAATTAATGCTTATTTATACAATGGTAGCGGTGCGTCCATTAGTCCTTTTATTTCGCAAATTTATAAAAACGGCTCTGTTTATATGACAGGAACAAGGATTGATGCCATTTCAAACTATGCTTCTTTAGCAACTTGTATTGTTTACATGAATGGTTCAACAGATTATTTAGAAATGTATGGATATACAAGTGGAACTGTTTTTGCTAGTGGTAATGCTAACTATGCTTGCAGATTTAGTGGCTCAATGATTAGGGGTGCATAATGTCTTTATATCAAAAAATTATTCAAATTTACCCTGAACTTGCTACATTTGATTTTGCAAGTGGCGTAATTATTTTACAAAACGATTCAGACGGCAAAGGCGATTACATTGCTAAATGGGAACACCCTACACTAGCTAAACCAACTGCGGAGCAATTAGCATAATGTTTCGACCAACGGCACTTTTGGTTCAGACACACAATGTGACTGGCTTAAAGTATTTCTGCAAAACAATACACTTGAACAAAGTTCATTGGTACAAGGGTAGCGGAACTGTTTGGAAACGGCATTTAAAGAAGCATGGCAACGATGTAAGCACAGGCATTATGGGCGTTTACTATGACCGCCAGCGTTGCGTAGAAGCCGCTTTAGAGTTCTCTAGAACGCATAATATTGTTGTATCTAAGGAATGGGCTAACCTTGTTGAAGAAAACGCTGAAACAGGCGCACAAGGCGGTGACAAGCACCCTATGTTTGGCAGACCGCATCCGCAAAAAGGCACTAAAAGACCTGAGATTAGCGCAAGAATGAGCGGTGAAAACAATCCGCAATTTGGTGTTAAATGGTCAGAAGAACGCAAGAGTGCTACTAGCATTGCCCGTACTGGTAAAAAGTTAAATAGACCGCTTGGTAGCAAATCTGGCATGAAAGGCAAGGCTTATCCCGAAGAAGGCAGGCGTAAGCTATCTGAAGCACTTAAAGGTCGAGTTAGTCCTAATTGGGGAAAACAGGCTTCTGAAGAAACCAAAGCAAAAATGTCAGCTAGTCAAAAAGCTAAAGCCGCTTCCTTTGCTGTTCACCCTAACGCTGGTAGAAAAGCGTCAGAAGAAACTAAGGCAAAAATGCGAGCCGCAAGAGTCAATAGAATTATTACTGATGCAGATAAACAAAAGATTAGCGAAGCAGTTACTGCTTGGCACAAACAACGCAAGGAGCAACAATAATGGCTTATGGGACTGTTAATACAGACATAGTTTCAGATTCAAGTGGTGGCAGATTAGCCCCAATTAGTTCGGTATTTCGTAACAGAATCATAAATGGCGGATGCGTTATTGACCAAAGAAATGCTGGTGCTAGTGTTACAGTAAACTCTACAACAACTCAATATGCCGTTGATAGATTTCAAGCAAGAGGAGATTCTGTTGGTGTTTTCACAATTCAACAATCTTCAACTGCTCCCGCTGGGTTTGTAAATTCTTTAGTCGCAACAGTTACTACCCCTGATTCTTCTATTGCGGCTGGTCGTATATATTTTCTCCGTCAAAATATTGAAGGATTTAATGTTGCAGATTTAAACTGGGGAACAGCAAATGCAAAAACTGTTACTTTGTCCTTTTGGGTTTATTCTTCATTAACTGGAAATTTTGGCGGAGCAATACAAAATAATAGCAATGCTCGAAGTTATCCTTTTTCTTATACTGTTTCTTCTGCAAATACATGGACACAAGTAAGCGTAACCATTGCTGGAGATACAACTGGCACATGGACTACAAATAACACATCAGGAATGAGAATTGATTGGTGTTTGGGTGCTGGTTCTACATTTACAACAACTGCAAATTCTTGGGCTGCTGGCGAATATTATGGTTTTACTGGGCAAACTCAATTAATTAGCACAAACGGAGCAACCTTCTACATTACTGGTGTTCAACTAGAAGTAGGAAGTAGTGCTACTGGATATGAGTATCGTCAGTATGGTCAAGAGTTAGCATTGTGTCAGCGTTATTATTATCAAAGCACACCAACTACTTACAATGGTGTTGGTTCAGGAGTTTTTATTTCAGGTGTTAGAACAAATATTTACATTAAACATCCTGTATCAATGCGAACCGCACCTACTTGGGGTTATAGTGGAACAATAACTATGGCGGGAACAGGAAATTATGTTGCTTCCGCAATTCTTGTTTATTATGCTGGATTAGATAGCTCTAGAGTTGATTTTACTGTTTCTGGTGCAACATCAGGACAAGGATGTATGGCTTTTACCAATAATGGTTCTACTGATTATGTTTATGGTAGTGCGGAGTTATGATTATGTATAAATTATTTAAAGACCCAATGGGCGAAAAAGATGTTGGTGTTATTCTAAATGGCACTATTGCTATTCCATTTGACCCAGCCAACGTTGATTATCAGGAATATTTGAAGTGGATTGCCGAGGGCAACACACCATTACCAGCGGAGAATAACTAATGACAACAATTATTAATGGTTCTAGTCCTTCAATTACTTTTAGTGATTCGACTACACAAGCTACCGCTGGTTTAACTGCGGCAAGTCCTACTATTACAAGCGGTGTGTTAACTTACCCTGATGCAACTACACAAGCAAGTGGAAGCGGTGTTGCAAAGGCTTGGGCACAATGGAATGGAACAACCACAAGTGGTGCTGTAACAATCCGTAAATCTTATAATGTAAGTTCTATTACTGCTGTTGCAACAGGAGAATTTACAGTTAATTTTACTAATGCTATGGCAGATGCCAATTATGCTTCAGTAGGTTCTTGTAGTTCAGACAACGCACCAGCACAAGCAGTTATGATTATGGATTTTTCAGGAAGCACTAACTCTGTTGTTGCACCTACTACTTCAGCAATAAGAGTATTTACAAGTGTTATTGGTGCTGGTAAAGCTGTTGTTTATGCAAGTTTAGCAATTTTTGATTAAGGAACAGTAATGTCACAAGTAATTATTTATACAAATCAATTAGGTGGCGTATCTGTTTGCACCCCTACTGGTGAATTATCAATTCAACAAGTATTAGAAAAAGATTGTCCTGCTGGCGCAATTATTGTTGATGATTCAGAATTGCCACAAGGTGATGATGCTAACTATTTTGATGCTTGGGTATTAAACAATGGTGTAGTAACTGTTGATGCAAATAAAAAACAAGCCATTATTGACAAGCAAACTGCTGAAACAACTGCAAAGGC